CGCAACCCGATTTAGTATGTTTAGTGTATACTAGAGGAGTGTATGGGAGTTCGGGTCTGGTATTTTTACCGGCTACAGTTCACCTTTTACGGAGAACCTGAATGAACTCTTACATCACTCATAATATACAACGAAACATAGTAAATACTTTAGCGACAACCACAGTTCTGAAGATTAAGTCATACTGTGAACTGACTTTTCACATGGGAGATCCATCCTATGTGTCGAGTTGAACGACACCGTAAGAACCGTCTATTAGGACTTAGCCCACATGTTGGGATACCACAGGTAGGTTTTCCCTGTTAACCAATCTAAAGTGTCTCATAGCGACCCTGTGTCGCCGTATAAGATCTTTAGAGGTTACAGCAAATAACCGAGCCTGTTTTATTGGAACGTCATTAACATCTCAAACGTACCCGGAATCCAAGAATGGATTGTCGAGTACTTTGGATGCTAATCCGAAATCCGATAAAACCTGTGAAGAGTATCTCTTCTGCAAACCCGGGTCTGCTACATTTACTGATCTTGTATCGTCAGGTCAATACCCCTTAAGGAGTAGAGACACGACTTTCCAATCCAGTAATCTCTCCTTAGTTTGTTCATAAATAATATGATGAACAGATTTAGGTGAGAAGTAGCTGTCAAAGGTCTGCTTCACGAAGTCAGTTTCTTCTAACCGAATCTTTTGATTTTCCTTGTAAAAATTACAAAGAATATCTGAGAGAGGGCGAAGACTTTCTTTTCGCAATTCTTGAACGTATCTTAAGCCTTTAAGGCGTAGAACTTCTTGAACTGCTTGAAGTCAAGACTGAAATGAAGCCGACTGGGGTCCGCCTGCAGTCAAAGAAGTTATATTCGAAATATCATATCGATATTTGATTTTAACTCAAAACTGCGATAGTACCCCACCTGGAAGCAACATCACTAATTCGATTAGTTTTACATTCGCTTTCGATAGGCCCTTTGGGCCTCATCTCGAAAGAGTCTGTAGAAGTAATCTAATTGTGTGTATACTATACTGTCTTCCTTTACCAAAAAGGTCTAAGAATAACACAGGGATATAGTACCAGTGGCGTAGAGCTAATAAAACATTAGCTGCACCCACCGGAGTAAACTCTGCGTGAGGAGATATTAATCTCTTCGCATATTCAAAGACTCCATGGTCGGATTCAAGTGACTTAGTCATGTTGATAGTAACTCCTAATCCCTTCATAATTTGGGTATAATGGTGAGCGACGATGTCATCATAGATAACAACATCATCACCAAGTACCGCATAGAAGGGAAATCAGCACTCTCAACCAGCTCGCATTGCTGCGAATTGGATGATGAAGTGATGAGTAAGAGCTAGCATTGCTCATGAAGAATATGCACCCATTGGTTGACCCACACCATAAAAGACTGGTTGTCCTTTATGGTACCACGGTCTAGATACCAGTAAAACCTTTCAAGCTTTAGCAAATTCTTCCCCCAACCAAAGGGAAAGGATCTGCACTTGGAGGTCAATTGGTAATCTGTCAGTGGCCTGTGAGAGATCAAATGAGAAAACTCGTTTAGATCCCCGCAGGATGTCATTTAATAGATGTAATGGAGCTGCTTGATTGAACGTCCCATCATTTTTTATTTTCTTTAACACAGAGAAAATAGCTAAATGAAGTGGATAAAGGACCATTTGTGTCCATCAATCAGTAATTCCAAAAATTCTAATCTTCCCTGCTGGTTCCGGCTTTTCCGCCAATTTCCCTAGGATAAATCCTTCAGGATCTCGGTGGACAGCTTTCGCCAGCAACTGAGTCTCGAAAACTTTGATTTGATTCAAAGATTCGACTAGTTCCAGACCTTGCGGAATCCTTTTAGCAACCGTTTTGAAAGCCTCTAATATGGTTGAATTGGTTACCAAAGCCAATCCATCTCATAATAGAGAAGTTCAAGAAGGGTTACCATTGGGACCAGCCTTAGATATAAACCTAAGGCTGACTGCAGGTAAAATAGCTCTTCTGAATAGGGGGTGAAAATGAGTCTTTCAAAGATGAGAAACTTCCTCTAGAGGAAGAGTGGTAAATAAACCACTACATGGTCTCACAATGGGACCAAGATCTACCTTTGAAGGATAATAAATCACCCGGTAAACAGTAAGCACGGATAAGAGACCTTTGATAGTACTTAGGTGGAATTCGATTATGTATTTTCGAAGCTCCTTAGGTATTATCATCGGAATCCCCTTTGCCGTAACCTTAACAAGAGTCCCTCGGGTACTCTTGGAAGGCCTACCTGAAATGAAATGATACAAGAGACGGACTGTTTCTTTAAGATACAGTACAACGAATTTTGAACCATTTTTCTTTCAGAGTAAAAGTACTCTATGGTGGAGTACTACGAAGAAAGGAGCTAACTGCGTTATCCCGAAAAGTCAGATTATTAATCGGAAGAATCCGAGTAATTCTGTTTTCTTTATATAAGAAGGATTTGAATTTACTGTCTTAACAACAAAAGGATGTTGTGAGGAGTATTTTCGAATACCTTTCAAAGTTGGATGGAAAATTATTATACCCAATATCACGAGTCCTACACTAGGTTCCGTTAATGAACGGATCAGTGTTTCACCGATATGATCTAATGGTATTAAGTCAGGATAGTTCGGTAATATGTCCGATCTAAACTGATTTATTGTATAATCAGACCATCCAACCTGATGAGTTTGGGACACAGTCAATTCAGAAGAATAAGGACGTGATAATCAATACTCAGTATGATTAGAATTCGATCCACAAGGATGGGATCTCTCACAAAGGTGAAAGATTCTAACATCCTCGTTTCAAAGAACTCTGAATGACACCGGTATCAAAGATAACGGACCCAAAGCTCTAGAGACAAATATGTCTTTAACTTTAGTATATAAAGAAACTGAAAACTGGAATATGCCGATCAACTTAACTTTAAGTGTGAAGAATAACAGATTATTTGTTGCAATATTATTGTAATGAATGAAATGTTACCACACTTCAAGATTGATTGACACTTTCCAAGTTTTAGACAAATCGGGGTGCAAGCCCGAGTTGAATGAGTATCACACTTAAGCAACTCTCCTTGTAATTACTATCAACCCCTGGGAATAAATTCACCCAGGATAGGTAAGGAGGAATGGTTAATTCCGTTCCCCTAATCAATGACATTGAAGCCATTTGAACGGGGCCCTTGGGGTCCTGCCGGAGGTGACAGGGCGAGGGTTAAATCGCCGTATACACACTCTGATGATAACCAAATGATCCAAAAAATGAATCATTTGATTATT